TTGGCACTCCATTGTTGAAGTTGATCAGCATCGAGGGGCTCATCCCGTTCTTAATGTTGTTGAGGTGATAATTCGCCACCTCTTCCTCGAGTTCCGCATATTGGAGGCCACCTTGATAATCCACCGGTGAATAATAATAAAATCCGGCGCGATAGGGCTTGATATACAAGATCTCGATTCCTTCATTTGAGAATCCGAAAGCTGGGATCCTGGTTGGCGTTTGCTTTCTCTCGGCTACCGCTCCCCAATCCTTAGCATAATAATAAGCCTCGATCTCTCCCTCTTCATTGCACTTCTCAGCGCGGAGGGATTCGATAGGCAAATGATATACCTCGTTGATCATTTGATGATCCTGGGAATAGATCACCTGGAAGGCACATTGTCCCATCATCTTAAAATCGGATGTTGCTTTCCGGAGATCCTCCTTCTTGAAGAGTGATCGCATTTGAGCATAAGCCTCAGGCTTCCGAGATGAATCGGAGGCATCTAAGCCTCGGCCATAGATAAGCTCCGAGATTCCGTTAATGATGGCATTGTTTGTCGGAGATCCGTTATACCGATCGATGAGGAATTGAAAATAATTATTGTCATCTCCATAGGATACCCACTCCCGGTTGGAGAATTCCTTTATCTCCGGGGTTGTATATGATGAGAGATTTACTACGTGAATGTTGCTCATAAGATCACAAAGTCGTTATTAAATGATTCCTCCTTGATATAAACTCCCTCGTTTACGGAGAACTTATCGAAATCCGTTTGTGAAGTTACGAAAACTCTATCGCGATAAATGAGCGTAGAGCCGTTAAAAACCTTCAGCCCATAGAATACCCCTGAAACGAGAGAAAACTCCGCAGAGAGCGTCATAAAGCCGTCAGCTTGCGTTATCGTTGGATTGAGGATCTGCGTTTGGTTCGTGCTTTCATTTTTTAAATGAAGAGAAACGTCCGCGGCATTGCTCTCCCTGGGGATAATCTCTATCTCCTGAGCTGAGGTTATAGGTTTAAGGATGTGCATCTTAATTAAATAACCATTCCCTCGAAGTTTATTCCAAAAGAAAAGGGGCCGAAGCCCCTAATCTAAATCAGATCGAGAATCAATTAAGGGTTGATCTGCGTTGCGCTTACGCTAACTCCAGCAGCAGAGAGAGTCGTATCCAGGAAGTTAGCCGGAACTTTCTCTTGTGCAGTCAACGTCAACGTATATCCGCTAAGATCACCCATTGCGGCACCCGTTACAACGGTTCCGCCCGTAACCTCAGCTCCGTGCTCGAGGCCCATTACGAAGACGTTTCCATTATAATCCTCCACGAATACGTGAGGGCGGCCATAGGCCATAAGCTTGAGCTCCTTGTTAGTGGCCTTATCCAATTTCGTGAAGGTCAAATTCAAGGTCTGCTCAAAGAAAGTTGTTCCATTCTCACGAGATGAAGTGATGGTCTGCTCAAAAGATGAGTTACCCTTTACATCATACTCATAAGCCGTGGGAGTGCCAGCGAAAGAATCGATCGCATCCGTGTTCGCGACGTCATAGGTGACAGCACCCAAATCGCCATAATTAGCGAAGTAAACGGCCTTAATTCCGCCGACTACATCTTTGCAAGGGACTGAACGTCCGGTTGTTAAATCACACATAAGTTTAAGAATAAAAAAAAGGGGCGGGGCAAAACCCTCACCCCCTTTTTGGTTAAATCAAATCAATTAAGCGTAAAGAACGATGTCAGAACCGATTCCGTACTGAACTCCGGCAGTATATCGCATAATAACGCGAACGTTCTGTGAGCCATCCAAGTCACTCATATCGAGCAACTTAACCTCATTGTGGTCGCTAAGTAGACCAGTTCCGAAGTACAAGTTAGAAGATTGAGCAGCTACCATTTTGTTAGAAGCCAAGCCGCTAACCATAGAAACGCGAATGCCATCGAAGAACAAAGGCTCACCGCCGAACCATTGGGTTCCAGCATTGTTCACACCATTTGCACCCAAACCAGCAGCACCGAAACCACCCAAAGCGCGGACATAAGCCTTAGCAACGTTCTGAGGAACGTAGATGGTCAGATCCTCCTTACCATACAAGGCGGAAGGGATAGCATCAGCAATTTTGCCGAGCTCTTCGATAACGTTGGCAGCAGTAACGGAAGTTCCGACTACATCAACAACATCAGCGTCAGCAGCCATCAAAGTGGTGAAGCCATTGAACTCACCAGCGGTAGCGTTAACGCCGCTCCAAATCGTTTGCTCGGTCTTCTGAGCTACTTTAGCAGCTACGTGAGAAAGCAAGAAATCAGAGAAAGAAGCGGGCAAGTTATCATAAGCGGAATAGCCCATCTGAACGGCCTCCCAATCGGAGCGGAAGTCCTTTTTGCAAAGCTGCAAGTTGACTTGGAACTCTTCGGGTTGCAAGATGCGCTCCGTGAGAGTAACTGAGGAAGTTGCTGCGAAATCGCAAGTTGCGTCAGCGACCAAATCGCCCGTAGCTACTTTCTTAATTACTTCTTTGTACTTGACGTTAGGCTTGATTTCGACCAAGCCCTTGTCCAAGGTGTCTGCGCTCAAAAGAGCAGCAGCGATGTATTTACCAGCGAACTCGCCGGCATACGTCGTGGTGATTGAGGTTGTTGTTGCCATTAGATAAAAGAAAAAAAATTATTTGTTCAATTTTGCGAATACACGATCGATAGTTGAAGGCTGTCGGCGGGCAGATAGTTTTACCTGGGGAGCCTCAGCGACTTCGGGGTTATGCTTGATAGGCTTGGCAGCACTCTGAGAGTTGAATTTCTGCTCGATAGCACCCATCTCGGTTTTATAAGCTCCCATCTCTTCGCGGAGCTTCTCCATTTCCATTTGCATAGATTCAACGATAGGAGCCAGGGCTTCCGCTACGGCTACCTCGATGCTCTTGGCCACTTCTTCAGCAGCGCTCTCCGCTACTTCTTCAGCAGCTTCCTCGGCTACGGCTACGGCCTCCTCGGATTGCATCTCTACCTCCTCAACTGCGGGAGCCTCTTCTTCGACCTTCTCCTCAACGATATCGGAGATCATTCCCTCCTCTACGATTACAAGGATGCGGCCATCTTCGAGTTTATATTCTCCAGCTGGAGCAGCTACGCGCTCCTCGCCTGAAACGATAAAAACCTCGTTCTCGGGAGCGAACTCTTCAGCTTCGAGGATAGTTCCATTCTCGAGAGCCATCTGAGCGAGCTCGATCTTACGGATAACAGAAAGTTCCGTTAGAATTTTGTTTAATACGCTTGTTGCTTTCATAATCGGATGTTGTTCAAATAAATGATTAAAAAAAATAGAATTGTTACATTTTTAGGAGGGCAGCGTTACGGGCCCCAGGCCTTGAGCCCATAGGGATCCGTCGCAGCATTTACGCGAATAAGTGTTTTTGTCCTTGCATAAACACGCTCTCTTTGATCCCTTCGGGGAAGAGCGGGAAGGGGTTTCTTCTTTCTTCATAATTTACCCAATTCTTTAAGTTTTGACTCAGCCCACCGGGCGGCAGCTTTGCCACCCCACAAGAGATAAGAGATCGTCCCACAAGCCGAAGAATCTCCTTCATCATAATAAGCCTCAGCTCGAGAGAGGAATGAATGCATCCGTTTGATGGTCTCCAGGCTGATCGGTTTCTTTTGGGCTAATTGCTGGGCTCGAATCTTGCCAACCGCCGTGCCGCATTTATTCCCGTTCTTTTCATTGAGCTCGATTCCTCGCTTCGCATTATTGGAAACGGCATCAGGATAATCCGTGAAGCTCTCCATCTCGATCCGCTTGCCGGATTTCTTTCGGCCATCATTTTTGATAATAGCCACAACCTTCGAGAGGATGAGCGCAGCCTCTTGCTCTTCGATCTCTTCCATCTCCTGGTGGCTCATATTCACCTTGTCCACGAAATAGCCCTCGATTGAGAATCCTTTTACCTTTCCCGTTTTTACCCAGCTCTCCCAAATCTCGGGGTTATTGACCTTCATCGAAACCATCCAAGTCCCCACTGGGAGCTCGAGCCCATATTTACGGCTCTTATCATATTGCTCATCTTCGATAATCCAGGACTCCACAACGGAGAGCCCTTTGATCTCGACCTCGTGCTCAAGCGTTGAGTTATTCTGTTTGCCCTTTTGGAAAAACATCTCCGAAGCTTTGCGGATTGTCTCCTTCGTGAAATAAACATAAAACTCATCATCCCCATTCTTCCGATAAATCGGTTTGTTTGGAACGAGGGCAGCGCCCAGGAGGATCCGCTTCTCATCATTCTGAGTGGCGAATTCTACTTTCGTTTGTTTATTCAGAGCGATAAAATCCTCTTCGATGGCTGGATACTCTACCAAGGAGATCGCGTTGATTCCTGAGAGGAATTCCGTTTCATCAAGAATAAGTTCAATTAGTTTCATCCGAATGTTGCTGTTTTAATTCTCTTTCTTTCGAGCTCTTGAGAGCTTGTGATATCGCCTCCCACCACATAAGCGCGAAGAGGCTGGTTTGTTTGCTGATTAATGCTCTGAGCGAGCTGATTAATGCCACTTGTTCCCACCACATTAAACGAGGGCGTTGCGCCCTGGATAGATGGCGTTGCGGGAGTGGAAGGAGTTGCCGATCCTCCGGGCTGCGCTTGGCTGATATTCCGGATCGAGGCGATCGTTGAGGCAGCCAAAGCCGCGAGCTGGATTCCTCGGTTTACTGAGGCAGCTGGTTCCGGGAGGCTCGTTGAGGATTTAATTATTCCGATCGCAGCTTGAGCAGAATCCACCAAGACGTTAGCCTTAGCGATAGCCTTGCTCTCCCCGAAGAGAGATCCGAGAGCTCCCTGGACTGCATCGATTGTCATCATTACCTCGGCCTTCTTGGCATCCTGAACGGCTTTCTCTTGATCGATTCGGCCCTTTGCATACTTCGCCTCAATCTCAGCGATCTCGGAATTTTGCTTTTCGATGATTCGCCTCTTTTGCTCTTCCCCGATCTCCGTGGCTTCAAGGATGGCGAAATACTTATCGTAAACGGCGTTAATCTCCTTTTGTTGCTGCTCGATAGCCGCTTCGTTAGCTTGATCGACAAGCGTTTGTCTCTGCGCTTGAAAGGCAGCCTCTGCATCAGCCTGGAGCTTGCGATAAGCCTCTTCAGCCTTTTGCAATTCTTTAACCTTTGCAACCTCTTCGGCCCTCAAGGCTATTACCTCAGTTTGAAGGCGCTTCCGGCGCATAATGTTTTGAGTTTCGAGATCCGTTACTCGCGCCGTTGCTTCGGCGATAGCCTGAAGAGTTTCCTCATTCGAAGAGGCGAGTTCAGCCTGAGCCTTTAAGGCAGCGAGGCGTTTCTTCTGAGTTGCGATCTCTTTATCGGCCACTTGTTGCTCAAGCTTTCCAGCGAGCTCCACGGCAGCGATCCGCTCCTCTGTTGATTTCGTTACATCATCCGCCAGGAGGCGAGCTTCTGCGATCTGCTTGTTGGCCTTAGCTCGTTCCGTGATAAGCTCACGCTCTGCGACTTTTACGGCATTCATTTGCCGCTCCAGGCGAGCCGCTTCGGCGGCGCTGGATGCGAGCTCTTTACCGAACTCCGAAACGGAGTCGATCATATCTCCAACCTTATCCGTTACATTCTCAACCCCGAGAGCAACCTTACCAACTGCATCCGTTGCGACCTTTCCCGCCTCTTTAAACTCTCCCGAAAATAATAATCCGATCGCCTTACCGAGAGCGGGGATCAATTCCATTAAGCCCTCCAGGCGGTTAGTGATTTGCGACTTTAGGAGATTCGCGAAATCCTTTAGGGCTTGTTGCGGATCAGAGAAAGCACTCGTTAAAGCTTTTCCTAAAGATACCGCGACATCCATAAGCTTGTCGACCACTTGGCCGAGGGCGGCCATAATTACGCGCAATGTTTGAGCCCCTTCTTCCGTTCTCTTGAAATATGCAACCAGCGAAGTGATCGCAATAAGCAACGCTCCGAGGCCCGTGGCTATGACCGCCCCCTTTAATGTTTTGAAGCCCGTAACGGCGCTCTTAATGCCTCCCGTGAGGCCCTTGAATGCGGATACCGCTCCGCCCGTTCTCTTATCAATAGCAGAGAGGCCGTCATCGATGGCCTTATTACTTTCCTTCGCAGCCGCTCCCGTTTTCTTGGCTGCATCCTCCGTTTTCTTGAATGCGTTTACCGCCCCTGAGGAATCGCCTTCGATCTTTATTGTTTCAACGACCGCCATAGTAATTTGATATATTCATTCCAATCCTTCGGGAGCTTATACTTCCCCTTCGCGATTTCTATATTCTTGCCCGCTCCGATCCACTCTTCCGATTGAAGGAGCTCTATTAAATAACCGAAGTTCTTTGTCTTCATACCTCGTTCAGTAATTCGAATCTTGCTTTCCCGCTGGTCAAGTTCAAGGAAACGGAGTTAATCTTGAATTTATTATTGTTCCAAACCACCAAGTCGTTGAGATTGAGATTAAGAATTTTCCCGATAGGGAGAACGGCATCCACGCCAAAAATCCTCCGGCGCGATTGATATAGATCCGAGATATAATTCTCCCAATAATCATTGTAAAGAGAATTGCTAATCGATGTCAGATAATACGGATCAATATCCGCACCCCAACAAAGCGAATGCGCTAATCCCGTTCCGAGAGCCGTGCTCGACACATTGGCGTACCAAACCTGGTTAACTTGTGTTTCCGAGAGAGCTTCATCTATAAATGAAATCGGGTTGGTGGATATATCTAAAGAGAACTCTCCGTAAATCAAGATGGGAGCCCCCACATAAGGCTGGAATCGATTATCGAAATCCGGATTTACCTCCAGCGTTTGGGATTTATATACCAGGATGTTGGTCAGCGTTCCATTATCTACATCCGTTAAGAGCTCAAATAATGGGCACTCGAAAGGGAGCTCGATCGAGAACTCTTCGCCATCGAAATCGAAATCAGCTCGAAGATCCCCAAATCCCGTTGTGTTGGTTTTCTGATATCGATACCCGAGTATCTGATCCGTTTCCTGATACTTGAAGCCGATTCTCCGGAAGAGCTCCGGGCGATTAATCTCCGTGGATGTGATGTCGATGAATTGTTGAAGATCAAGATCCGATCCGGCAGCATACCAATCATCCAGGGAATACAACGTGAAGCTTGTTGAAGAGCTCGGAATAATGACCAGGTTATGTTGCTTGCATATCCCCGAAAGGAAATCCCCGATCTTAATCTCAGGCATAAGAGGGCTCATTGCCAACGTGAAGGAATAAGTCGACGCGGCGGTTTGATCCACCTCGAAACGCTGAGTTATCGTTGATTCATCATAAGCCGTATAATCAGTTACCTGATATCCGAATGATGCGGCGCTTTGAGGGCGGATCTTAATTTGTACCTCATCCCCTGAATCAAAGCCATACCCTTCGAACTGAACTAATACGCTCGAGGCTGGGTGAGCGTCCTCTCGAGCTACACCAATTTGTACGCCATTCCGAAAGAGGCCGATCTCATAATTCGCCGAAGCGTTTAAAATCGTTACCCTTAGATCATAGAAATCCGTTGACACTACATCCCAAGTATCCGTGGATAAATTAAACTCTACCCCGCCGCCCGTGGATCGATTAAAATTAATCAGTTGCCATTCAATAGCCGTTGAGGAATCATAAAGATATCCCTCATAACGATGAGCCCACAAATAGAGCTTCGTGAATGGGGCAGTCGTTAGGAAAGATCCCGAGAACGTGATTCCATACTTTGCCTCAATAGCATCCAGCAGCTTTGTTACCTTGATCGCTGGCTTGAGCTCATAATAATTAACGCCGTGATGGTGCCCGGCGTGGCCCGTGATAAATTGGATATCATCATCGTGGCGGGGATCGGATGCGTTGCCGACATTATAAACCCAATTTCTTACCGGACTCATTAGGGGATAAAATACATCTCCACTAAGGAGAGCATCTTGATCGAATCCTTGTTGAATTGTTGCCCCGTTATAATCGTGATCATATGCCGAAAGATCGAGATCATAAAGATAATCCTCCCCAAAGAGATCGGTCATATTAACGAGATCCCCATAAAAAGAGAGGGAATAGGAATAAGGCTCCGTTCCCTTCATCTGCACTCCCTCGAGCTGAATTACTCCTGATCTGAATGGGAG